GGTGTGATATATGCCTAAAAATCAAACCCTCAATACCGTAGAGCTTATGACCGGTAAAGACGGATGCCTCATGGTTGAAGTCAACGGCGTGAATACGCCCCTGCTCGAAGTGGCTAACTATTCCGTTGTGATGAACTTCACAACCGTAGAGAAGCAGTATGTCGGCGATCCCGTTATCAAGCGCGTACCGACAGGCGTGTCTTTCGACCTGACCTTTACGGAAAGTGTCGTTCGCGACGACGTGTTTATTGCGCCTATACTGGAGCAGCTTCAGGAAGGCAAATTCCCGGTCTACAACTTCCAGGGCGTGGCTAACAAGCCCGACGGGCAGGAACAGCGCATCACCTACAACAACGCTGTCCCCAACGGTACCATCGGACTCCAGACCCTCACGCCGGGCGAAGTCATAGAGAGAGAGATGGCATTTGCGCTGAACGAAGTGCCTAAATTCATCAGCTCCCTCGCATCCACTTATCTCAACTCACTCTAACCCACACACATATGAGGCCACTAACAAGTGGCCTCCCCCGAATGGGGGCACAAATCAAGGAGGATAAAAAATGAAAGCTAACACAAATGACACCGAAAAGACATCCGTCACAGGTCTTGACCAGGCATCCAACCGCAAGGAAGCAGAGTATGACCTTGTTACAGCGCTGCTGGAAGCAGCAGAGTATAAGACCTCGGAAGACAACATTACCGAAGTAGAAATCAAGAGGAACGGCAAGTATCTGTTCACGGTGCATGTGCATCCCGTCAGCGACCAGGACAGCCGCTTCGCTCGTAAAAAAGCGACCACATACATGCCGAACCCTAACGGAAAGAAACTCCCTCTGATTGAGAAGGAGTTTGATACAACAAAATTCACATCATGGCTTATTTATCTCGCCACCACCGAGGAAGACCAGCAGAACATCTGGGGCAATCCCGCCCTTATGAAAAAGTTCGGTCTGTCCTTGCCCGTTGAGAGCATCGACCTTCTCCTGAAAATCGGTGAAAAGTCGAAACTGGCTGATACCGTTATGGAAATCAGCGGAATCGACGACGAAGACGGCGGCGATGACGAAGAAGAAAAGAACATGGATGAGACCGAATACGCAAAAAACTAATCCGTGAATCCGATCTGGCGTATACCCTCCACGTTGCCTTCCAAAACAACGGGATAGAACCGGGCATTTTAATGGGGCTCCGCACTCGTAATGACTTAATCCCTCATGGGGAGCGGAGCTTCATAATGGCCTCGACCCTTGTAGCTTTGGAAGACGGTGATACGCCGGTGAAGATTCGAAACATAGTCAAGAAGAACAGCAAAGGAGGCGGTACGAATGGCGCGTAAGGTTGTAATAGATGTAGAGGCAAGATTCCAAGACAATATAACAGACGATGCCCAGACTGCCTCCGAAGCTGTCGGAGACATTGGCGAGGAAGCGAAAAAAGCCGCAAAAGAAACGGACAGACTCGGCAAGAAGAAGGCGCGACCCCACTTTGACGTTGAGGACAGTAAGTTCGTTAAAAAAATGCGAGATGCTGAAGCCAAGGCAAAAGCCTTCGCTAAGTCGAAATTTTCTGCATTCTTTGATGCAAAAGACAAGGCTTCCTCGGTCATTGGAAATATTGTGGCCAAAGCCAAGAACTTCGCAGGAAAGTCATGGTCTGCGATTATTGCGGCGAAAGACAAAGCATCATCAATCCTGTCTAAGGTCACTACGCTCGCGAAGGGGATAGCCGGGAAGACGTGGCAAGCAATCGTCAAAATCAAAGACTATGCCCTAACGCCGCTCAATAAAATCAAAAACGCCCTATTCAATATAAAGACCCTCGCAGCTGCAGTATTTGCGGGCGTTGCAACAAAGCAGCTCGTAATGAACCCCATCAATCTCGCTGACGCTTACTCCAGCGCACAGATAGGCTTCTCCACTCTGCTCGGAGAGAAGGGCGGACAGGAGATGATGGACCAAATCGACGCCTTCGCTAAAGCGACGCCGTTTAAGACTTCCGGAGTTATCTCGAATGTTCAAAAGATGATGGCTTACGGTTGGGATACCGATAGAATCATCAAGGACATGGATACCATCGGTGACGCGGCTGCGGCGACAGGTAAGGGCGATGCGGGTCTTGAATCCATTGTCTATGCATTGTCCGAAATCAGGTCAAAAGGTAAATTGAGCACGCAAGAGCTCAACCAACTGGCATCTGCAGGTATTAAGGCAAAAGCATACCTCGCGGAAGGTCTCGGATACGGTACGGACGACGCAGGCATGGCCAAGCTGGCCAAAGACCTCGAAAAGGGCGCTATAGGTGCCAACCAAGCCATAGACCTTATCCTTCAAGGTATGGAAGAATTCGACGGAATGATGGACAAGACAGCCAACGAGACCGTCGAGGGTCTGTGGTCGCAAATTCAAGATACTTTTGAAATCAACATTCTCCGTAAATGGGGACAGGGTCTCCAGGACGGTGCAAAGCGCGGTCTTGGGTCTATTGTGTCACTCCTCGATACTGCTGATACAGCTCTGGCAGAGTTCGGCGACACTATCTATGGAGTCGGTAAGGCTCTGTCTAATTGGGCTGCCGACAAACTGGAAAAGGCAGTCAAGACCATTAAAGAAGTTACAAATACAGACGTATTCAAAAACGCAGGTCTCGGCGGAAAAGTCAAAATCCTCTGGGATGAGGTTATCGCTGAGCCGCTATCTGCGTGGTGGAATTCCACCGGTAAAAAGAAAGTGGCAGAAATAGCAAGTAGCCTGGGCAAGACGCTCGGTACCGGCATCACCGGCGGATTATTAGTGCTGCTGGGACTGGATGCTGAAAGTGCTATCGCGGATGGCGTGTCTATAGGAGGCTCGTTCATGGAGGGCTTCCTGGAGGGATTCGATACCGAGAAGATCACTAAAGCCTTGTCGGATTGGGTCTCAAACAATAAGGGACTTGCCACCGTGCTCGGCTCTGTCCTTGCCTTCAAATTGGCCTCGGGCGTCGGCAACTTTGTCGGAAACATAAAAAACCTATTTCCGGGCAAATCAGGAGGCTCCGGTTCCGGTTCCGGTCTTGGCTCGTATGCGACCGCCACCATGGACGTGACCGCTGGTGTCGTGAATGTATACGGAAGCAAGATGAATAGACCATCAGACATCGTTGATAACGCGACCGATGCCTATCAAACGTACAAGACTGCGCAGGTGGCAAACAAAACAAAGAAACTTCTCACCGCAGGGGACAAAGTAGATGATGTCGTTGACGGCACAAAACTTCTCACTGCAGGAAACAAAGTGGATGATGTCGTTGACGGTGCAAAGCTCATCGGAAGCGCCGATGATGCCGTTGACATGGCAAAATTGTTCAAGGGCGCAGGTACGGCAAAAAAATTATATACATACACCGATGCTGCAGGTGATGTGATTGGGACCACATCTAAGTTCAAAGCATTTACGGGAAAAGCCGGGTCTGCCGTGGCGAAGATGTTCCCGAAAGCCTCAAAATTCGCAACCAAAGCCGCTCCGTGGCTGGCTGCCCTCGACTTCGCCATCGACGGCGTTTCAGGCTATACAAAAGCCAAACGCGAAGGTGATAGCACAGGACAATCTGTCGGCAAAGGCGTCGTCAAGAGCCTTGCGGGTGATTATGAAGCCACCGGAGTCGGCGGAAGAATATGGAGTACCGCAAGCAACATGCTCAAGGGAGCCGGATTCGGTTTGGCTGTAGGCGGACCAATCGGCGCGATTATTGGTGCCGGTGCCGGTTTGTCGACAAACGTCGGCGCTCAACTTGCAAACAGTAACGCCCCAGAGGGTGTCAAAAAAGCTGTTAGCATAATAGACCCTATCGCCGGACTTACCATGGCTGCCACCGAGGCGGCGGAAGACCCGAAGGCATTCAAAGAAAAGATGTCCAAACTGTTCAAAGAAACGATTCCCGAGAAATGGAACGGTTTTTGGAACAAAGTCGGCGGCTTTTTCACGGAAACAATCCCCACAGCATGGGACACCCTCACGGAAAAAGTATCAAATTTCTTCACCGAAACAATACCGAGTGCCTGGGATAGCTTCTGGGAATCAGTAGGCACATTCTTCACTGAAACAGTGCCATATGCCCTTGGTTATGCAACGGGTAAGGTGTTGATCTTCTTCACAGAGACAATACCGGATGCGTGGGATAAATTCTGGGGGGCAATCGAGACATTCTTTACAGAAACAGTGCCATACGCTATTGGCTATGTAACGGCCAAGGTGATAAACTTCTTCACCGAAACGCTACCTGCAGCTTGGAACAGCTTCTGGGATGCAATCGGTACGTTCTTCACCGAAACCATTCCCGCGTGGGCTGACACGGTCTGGAATGGTTACGTAGTCCCATTCTTCACCGAAACGTTACCTGCGGCATGGGATAGTTTCTGGGGAGCAATCGGTACGTTCTTTACGGAGACGATTCCTGCCTGGGCTGACACAGTCTGGAATGGTCATATTGTCCCGTTCTTTACAGAGACAATACAGACAGTATGGG